TATGCTTGACCTGTTCCAAGATCTACTTCACTTAATCCATCAGCATCAATATATACACCATCTGGTACGACTCTAGATATTACTTGCTGTAACTTTAAGTGTGTAATCTGTATTAAATCAGCAAAGGTTATCATTCTTCTAACCAAAGATTCTAAAGCTCCTTTATACATTCTTGGAGCAGAAGCTACAAACTCTGGATATACTTCTTGAGATGCTGATTGTGGTCTAGCCATGTTTTCTGACATTTCCCATTTAAGCAAAATGTTAGTACCCATAACCATAACACCCTCATACCAAACATCAATAGTTTTAGAAATTTTTTCAAAGTTCCCTTCATCCATCATTTCTTCTGTAGGATTAAAAGTATCATCTTTTTCAATTACTCTTTCAGCTCCTGCTGCATTCACTTTCTTTTTGTAGGTAAATGTTTTGGTGGTTTTATAGTTAAAAAACAAAACAGTACAACTGTCTTTGCTAAACAAACTATTATTATAATATTGAGCTGTATTGTTGTAGTCATACCAGCTTTGTGAATAATTAGATATCTCTTCCATATCAGCCCTAGTTAAGCTAGGGTCAATCTTCATCAACTCAATAATTGGTAGTGTTTTAATTTCACCCCAGTAGAAACAATCTTGAAAATTAGGGTCTTCAGTATAACTGTAAACTACACTAGCAGGGTCAACATACTCTACTTTTATTCCAGCTCCTGGCTGAAAAGTATTTTTACATATTTGTATTCCTAAAACAGTTTGATCGTAGTATAATCTTTTTTGTATTTCGTTATATCTATTTTCTGCCAATACAGTATTAACAGCTTCTTCTTCAGCTATTTCTATTGAAGGCTTATATTTCATTTGCATATGAAGAGCTAGTTCTTCTGAAGTATTTGGAATTTCTTCTTCAGACATAGCAAAAGTGTTGACACCAAACTGCTCTTGAACCTGCTTCATCATGTCTTTAGCAAGCATATCTTTTTCTAGATTTACTTGATACTCACTTCTTTTATCTAAAGACATTCCGTCCTGAGCATACGCGTTTACAGTAAACACCCTGTCTGCCATACCGTTAACTACAATATCAACAAACTTAGGAATAATAGGTACAGGTGTCCAGTCTAAGTTAAGATAACTTAAATCTCCATCTACAGCTAGTTCATTCTTGTACTTCTGAATAGACTGTTCTCCTCTAGCATAAAGTCTTAATCTATGGAAATCAGCCCATTGATTATAGAACCTACTTTGACCACCATCTTTTCTAAACCATTCGTATTGAATAGCTTGACCTATTTGTAATCCAAATTCAAAAGACTTTTTTTCTGCGTCAGAAACAAATTGACTAGGGAATCCTGTAGGATTAATATTTACTTTTACGTCCTTCATTTATCTTAAAATTTGGCTGTAACTTCCATTATTATCATATTTAGCAAAGTTAAGTTTTATTTTTGATTTCTTTTTTAAAGGTTGATATAGTGTTTTTTGACAAGCCATTATAGCTAATCCAGAGCTAATTGAAGCATCAAACTTAGTTCTATTGTTTATATTGAATCTAGCCCAGTCTTCTAGAGTCCTTGTGAAATACATAGAGCCTATTGCATCAGGATCTCTGTAAGTTCCTTGCATATCAAATCCTACATGCTTTTCTATGTAAGACTCTATTGCTGCTGCGTGAGCCTGCTTTATGTCTTCAGAACTGTTAGGCATCCCACCTAATTCCTTTTCTGTTACAGATAGTTTATTATATGGTTTATCAGGTCTATTAATACTATATTTTCTATACCCTCTATTTTTAAAATGATATAATAACCTAGGTTTGTTATTTTCTATAAGTATGGGCATTCCATAAAAAACACAAGCCATTAATACATCTTCAAAAAACATTTCTGCCGTTTGAGGTCTAGCCACATATTCTAGAAAAAACTCGTTAACAGGCCCTTCATCCATATGAAACTTTGTTAGTCCATGTAACGCCCCATTAGAAGCACCACCACCAACAGTACCTGATATATCGTAACTATCACAACCAAAAGCCCCCATGTGTTCATTACCAGGAAGTTTTAGTCCGTTTCTTGTATTGTAATTATTCTGTAGCTGTTTGTTTGGAGTCCAAGATATTAAAAACCTTCCTTTTTGATTAGGGCTAAATATAACCTGAGTATCTTTTACACCATCTTTCCATGAAAAAGAACCTCTTGTTAAAAACCTGTCTTTTATTAAAGAATCGTTATAATCTATTTGCTGATATATCTTAGTTAAATTAAATAATGATTGCTTACTCTCATCTCTAAACGCATGAGATTCAGTTCTTGGAAACTGTCTATAAAATTCGTTTAATGCATCAGGGTCATTTTTTAAACTATCTACTTCAGCCTCCCAATAATCAACTGCACCTTGTGTTATATATTCTCCATCTATTCCTATTATTGGATTTTTTGGAGTTCTAAATACAGGCATTCCATATCTATCTATAAAACCTTCCATGTTATATTCCATTGGAATAAACAAACTATACAAACCACTCTTAGTTTGTCCATTACGGTTTCTGTTATTGACTTTAGAATCAAAGTATAATTTCTTACCATTGTCCCCACCTTTTTCTAATGCATTAGCAGTAGAACCCATCATACATTTTCCAATAACTTTGCTACCTAAACGCAAACACGTTTTTGTAACCCTCCAGTTATTTAAAATATTATTTGGCTTCTCCCATTTCTTAGATTCATCATGAATCAATAGCTTTAATTTTTCCCCATCATAACTGTTATCCCCTGTATTTTTCCAGTCAATAGAAGTGTCTAGTCCCTCAACAATGGTTTCGTCTTCCTCATACATATTTTTTTTAGTAATCTTAGAAGCAGGAACTCTAAACGCTAGTTCTGTCTTAGGCTTATCCATACCGTCTTGTACGGGTTTAAAAAAGAAAGGGTAATTATTTACAATTGGAACAACTTTATCTGTAAACATTTTTTTAGCATCAGCTCCTGTCTTAGACAAAATACCTATCCTAGCATCTTTACTTATTGTTCCTATGTTACTAGCCTCTTCACTAGCCATATAAGAAAATCCTGAACGCCTTATCTTTAAATAGTCTTGACCAAAACTTCGTTTATCTGCTTTGCATGCTTCCCAGTGTAAATAAAATACTCTGTTAGCATCTCTGTATTCTGGAAGCCCAACATCTATTTTAGTCCATTGAATATACATATAATGAGATCCTGTGATATATGTAGGAACACCATTATTCATGAACCAAAATCCATCTTCTCTTCTGTCGAATTCCTGTTCAATGTAATCTACCCATTCATTCTTAAAAGATAATGATGTGTTATGCCATTGAAATATAGATTTAATTTTATGCAATACTTTGGGGTAGTCAAAAGGTTCCCAGTATTGTTCTTTCTTTTCTTTGCTTCTTGAATGTATTTTTTCAGGAGGCTTTGGCAGTCCTATTTTTAAGCCTTCAATTTCAACTATGTCTTGAATCTGACCAGTCTTTGATATAACTATAAAGTCATACTTTTCATTATAACCATAAACCCAGGCCTTACCTTTGTTTTTAGTGGTTATAACACTTTTAGGAATAAAATTATTTAATTCCTTAATTAAGCTATGTTGCTCTTCCTTCTGCAAATCCTCTTTTTGGTTTTTTTATTTCTTTACTAACTCCCTCAATTTCATTCTTTTCCAATTCTATTCTGCTCAGTATTTCAAAAGCATCAAATATAGCCAGCTTTTTTGTAGCCGCTGCATTCTTTAGCTTGTCTGCTGCCAACTCATCATCTTCCCCGTATTTTATAATATCTTCTCCAGCAACCTTTATTAATTCATTAACTGCTTTTTCACCTGCTTTTATAATCTTTAACTTAATCTTATTTACATCCATATTATATAGCTAAAGTTATTTGATGGTCAAACATTCTATACAGTTTTTCTCCGTCTACCATAAACTCATATTCGCTTTCAGGCTTAAAAGAAACTTTGTCTCCATTATTAACACCCTTACTAATTAAGTATTTGTTTGAGTATTTAACTAGACCCATTAACGGCTCTTCTTCTTCGTGGCTTTTTAGGTAGTAGTCTTCTTTTTTTACAGGCTTAATCATACAATATTTAGAATGTGAATTCCAAGTATTATTATTTTTGTACATAAAAAATTGATCGTTGTCTATAAAAAATAAATCGTCTTTAAAAAAACTCTTTCCGCTTTTCTCTCTACCTTTCATATCATTATAATATTTAAAAACATTGTGATGAACTAAAAGAGTATCTCCTATTTGAACAGGACCATTGTAGTTTATTGGAGTCTCAATGACTATTGCGTATCTGTTAGATGCAGTGTGGTCTTCTTTTGAAGTGCTGGTAATAAAGTCTATGTTACCAATCTTTTTTGTGTTGTCGTATCTCCTATCGTCTTTAGGTTTTACTATAAAATAAAAAGGTGATTTCATTCAAAATATATATTGTACTCAATTGAAACAGGCATAGAAGAATTAAATTCTTTCCAAAGAAATATTTCTCCTTTTTTGTTTTCAATAAAAATAGTTAGTGATTGATTTGATTCATTTTTTTTAATTAAATGAATCATATGAGTACCACCAAATATCTCTTGATTTACAATATAATGCATAGCTCCTGACTTATAATCAGCACCTATTGATATTTTTCTAATTTGTTCCATTTAATTTAATTTACAACAAATATAAACAAAAAAAAATACCTCCGAATCAACAGAGGTACTTTGTTAGAAGCAAGCAGCAAACCATCCCTTGGACTATCCAAGGAGCGAACCACGCCTTAGACTAGCTAAGGCTCAAACCACTGCTTGCACTTATGTTAACTTACAGTTCTTGAAATCATAGAACTATGTCCCTGAGCTATTTGATAGGCCTGTATTTCTGATGTCCCACTCAGGTCGCTCTGGTATTGAAATGTAATTGCGTCTGATAAATCCCCCATTATGTATGGAGTTTGTTTATTTGTATTTGTCCAAGTAGGGTTCGGTATTCCTATAGCAAACTTAAAATATGCTTTTCTCGACTTGCTTGTGCTATCCCAAGGAGTATTTGTATTAAACCTATTTTGTGCAGTCCCTGATTTTAACAAGCACCTAAAACCTAGGTCGTTATTAATAGTTACAGGAAACGAAGTAAACGGCGTTAAAAGGTCACCTTTATCAAATAGAAATTGCAGGGGATTTATAGGCACTTCTACATAAGCCGTGCTGTTTACAGTTTTAAAGTCTGTAATAGTTACCCCTGGAGTGACCACTGGGTTTTGAAATTTTTGCACGTAGTTCAAATCCCCGTTAAAATTCCATTCTGTAGTTATTGGGAATAATTCACTGGGATTGCCTTGATCGTCAACATAGTTTTGAGGTGATGAACACCAATTACTTCCTGGAAAATTTGTTTGTATATATTGGCCATTCAAGTGGGAGGGGTGAACATAATTTCCGCGCTTAAACGGGGTTCCACCATCGGACGTATTTGATGGTCTATATCTAAATAAGAAAAGCCTCGGGTTATTATCTAACCATCTTTTGTCGAACTGGGTAGGGACACTAATACACAACGCCCTTTGTTTTAATGATGGGCCAGAGGCTTGATATGGATTTGGACTACCTGACTTATACACCCACATTTGAGGTGTAGGTATTTGTATACCGCCAACATAAGAAGAATTTCCAATAAACTCTGCTATATCATCAAATTTAAATGTTTTTGTTTGCAAAGGGGTTGGAGATGAACTTCCATGTGTTCCAATAACATAATCATCTCCATTTACTGGATTTTGATTAGGGTAACTATTTGTGTTACTTATTTTTGCCATACTATGATACTGCTTGTATTACAATCCAATTTGAACCATCAGACCAAAATTGCGCTCCGTTGTAAGGTTTGTTTACATTATAAAAACTAGCACCATTTACAGTTTCTGCTCCAGGTCCTAATACATGTATTTTATCACTTGCATTTAGAGTTCCATCTGTTACAAGTCTTATTATTCTATAAGGAGTACTTGTTGCTGATGGTAGTGTTAATTCGTAAGTTCCATTACTACCTGTCCAAGTGGCGTATATTGTGTTTTTGCTTGAAGAGTAAGAGGAAGAACCTCCTGAACTAGCGGTTACTAAAAAAGGATTAGAAGTATCTACAGTTGTTTGATTTTGAACAAACTCAGCAATATCAGCGAGCGTAAATACTTTTGTTTGTAAAGAAGGGTTAGTAGCTACACCATCTGTACCAATTAAATAATCTTTAGCATTAACATCTGTTTTTACAGGATATGATGAAATGTTACTAATCTTTGCCATTTTTTTTATTTTAATTCTTTTAACAAAGATACATATTATTCTTTTCTATTTTTTAAATGTCTTCATTACCTTTTCTATTCCTCTTGAACCAAAGTAAAATATAGTCATTGTACCAAACAACGACTGTATTACAGGAACGTATGCCTTGTCTATTGTAAACTCACCTAGGTTTCCATCAAAGAATACACAGGCTAAAAACATAATAAACATAGCACCAGTAAGTACAGGCCTAATTAACCTTGTTACGGCATGCTCGTTATCCATGGAAAGTCTTTTGGTAACCTCAACCATTTCAATCATGTCGTTCTCCATTTCCTGTAGGAGAATACTCTTGTCTGGCTCACTAAGGTTCTTGTCGCCTCGTATGGCTGTCCCTAATGAGTTTAATTGCTTTATCCCTGTTATGTTACCAGCTAGGTCTAAAAGTTCAGGAGAAACGCTCTTACCCTGTTTAACTAGCCAACGAAGTGCATTCCCTACGTTAGTTCCCTTACCGCCATTTTTTCTTTTATTGTCTTCCATGTTAGTATGTCCACATTACTGATTGAGCCTTATCAAAGTCTATGTCTACGTGAATAAACGTACTTCCTACCCCTATTCTTTGAAATCCTGTCTCCTGTAATAAGAATATTAGGTTATACCTGTCCGTAGAGTTTGTGCATGATAGATCTGCTGCCAGTCCATACATATGGCTTGAACCCTTAGACGTCTCTGTCTTTGGCTTACCGCCAACTTTAGCGTTATGCTCTTCTGTTCGATATCCGCTGTTTATTTTTATAGGACTCCCTAGCTTATCCCTAACCTCGTCTAGCATTTCAAGTAGGGTTTTACTCATTAAAGATCCGCTACCAGGTTTATCTGGGGAGTCAAACTCTGATGTTGTAAAATATTTCATTTGTTTTCTTTATAATTCACATATATCCTTTGTGCGGTATAAACTATTGATCCTATTAATAGTATTAGTTTTAATACGGCTTCTATTTTACTAAAAGATACAGCTAATGTAATGCTGTTAAGCAGGTATATTTTCAAGTCTGATATGGTCATTTTATTAAACATTCTTTGGTTTGTAATTCATTTGAACATCAATCAACCAGGAATTGTTTTGAAAAAAATAATATGCAGTTCTTGATTTCATATA